AGGCAAGGATGAGTGATGATCTGGTGAAACGTCTGCGAGAAATCGACACTGGCCAAGGGGGTTGGGGGTATGCAAGACACGCAGCCGACCGCATCGAAGAACTTGAGTATAATCTAAGTAACGCGCGATTGATATTGAGCTATGCCTCTGGGCAGCTTGAAGAAGAAAATAAAGATGCGCGGCGCGCCTGTGCTGCAATGATTCAGACTTTTCTAAAAGGACTGACAGGAGGAAATGATGAGTGACTATGAAGATCGCAACATGGCCATTTATAGGATGCGCGCTGAGGAGGGGAAGAGATTCAGAGAAATAGGCGAACAATTCAACATTAGCGCAGGGAGAGCAAATTATATTTTCTCAAAGATTAAGGATATCAAAGACACCGAGGAGCGTAAGCTGGCAGCGGACCCAAAAACTATGGGTGCGATTGATATTTCAACAAGATTATTAAATGTTCTCTATTACGACTACGAATCGTTGTTTAAGGGTGCAAAAATAGATTCTGTCCCTGTGATCGATTTTCTTGAAAGAATTTCCAAATCTGAATTGATGAAGTTTCCGAATGTAGGAAAAAAAACGATTAAAGAATTTGCTGTTGAGGCGAAAAAGGTTGTTGGAGAAAGGGCGGTTGATCGTTGGTTAGTTGGAAGGCCACCGAATAGAATTAGTGATGATGATGATCTTGTGGAGCTTGCTAGGCACAACGCTAAGGCCGACATTCCGCACCACGAAAGCGTTGGACTTATTGAAAAAATGGCTGACAGAATCGAAGCACTTAACGAAGAATTGGATATGTTGACAATGAAACTGCATTCAACAGAAGCCAGTTTTGAAAAGGAGAGAGATTATCTTTCTAAAAAAGCTTCTATGTATTCCGGCTTTCACTTCAGGCTGAAAGATATGCTTGAGACAGAAAGAAATCTAAATTTGCTTTTAGATAAAAAGGTTTCTATCGCTGAAGATTTTGGCATGTGGTTGGAGCGTTCTTCTGAGCAGTCTGGAGATAGTTTTTTGCTAGAGAGTTCGCGCAATTTTTTAGATATGCTGAAAAAATGACAACCCCGATGCATAAGCACAGAGCGCGTTCTAACGGCACTTCTATCAAGATGCGGCTTGCTGCGTCTAAGAACGTTAGGACGCGCCACAAGGACGGAATGAAGGTTACGGTTGCGAAAGCGCCGTGGGAGAGGAAGCCTGAGAGGGAGTCAAAAAAGTGACACCAGAGGACATTGAGAGAATTTGTTCGGATTTTGTGCGTGATGTTCCCAGTGAGATAAGCCGAACAACTGTCAGAGATTTTATCTGCGAGATATTGTGGCAATTAGATGTTCCGCCACAAGATCTTCCACTGCTTATGTTGTTGATTTTAGACAAGTATTCTATGTCGAATGTGCTTGAACAGGCACGGAACAGCAGGTAAAAAAATCGAGCAGGGCGCTTTATCAGAATCAACACTGCAACTCAATTGCTACACCGGGTGACTCAAGGGTGGTGATTTTGGTTATGGTTGAAGCTACCAAATGCGCTAACATTCCGACACTTCACCGCGCCCTGCACGATCACTTTAAAACGGTGGCTCTTCGCCATCGTATGTGGGTTTCCAGACTACGCTCACGCCATGCATGGCTTTGATGTAATCCTCTAGGCAGCTACCCCACATTTTTCTTTTCCTCACGCTGCCTTCTTTTTTCTTCGAGTTCCCGCTGCTTTTCTTCTTCCAGCTTATAGAAGCCGGGGTTGGGGTTCATGAGGGGGTTTTTGGCTGCGTCAATTCTGCTTTGCGCGATCAGCGCCTGCCGATACAGGTCTTGATACCGTTCCGACTCTAGTTTGCTTTTCAAGGTTCTTCTCCAAGATGTCTAACAGCGCGTGAATTTCTTCTCCGCGCTGCTTGCCGTATGGCAAATTTAGGCGCTCTGCATCGTAAATCATTACATTAGCTTTGCGCCGTAACTGTCTGATAATGCCGGAAATTACTACGTCCACTTAGCCTCTCCCTTGAGAACGATTGCTGGCCCGACGATGCCAGTTCCGCACAGGTCTGTTGCTTCTGCATTGAACGGTAGGCCACGCAATAATCCTTCCTCATTTACGAGGATTTGCCAATCTTTGTGTGTGGGTGAGCGAACCATTTCCACGTAGCCGCCGACGATCTTTTGCGCTTCCTCAAGGGAAGGCGGGTTTGTTTCGTAAATGTGCAACATCACGATCTCCTTTTCTAGATGTATGGGAATTATAGCATAAAGTGCTATAATGTCTAGATGTTTTCGCGCCCGGTTCTTGCTTGATACACGCCAGTGTCGAGGGGGCCGCCGCTTACGCCCAGCCACTTCTTTGCGCCTTGTGGCGACTGACGATATGTATCCACGCGGCCCATGTTCTGCAGCTTCGTGACGATCTGTTTGATTGTCGATTCGCTGAGCGACTGCATAGCGATGATGCATGGCTCTGTGGGCTCTGCCGTGCGTGCGGATTCAAAGATGCCATCTGTGGCCCCGCCTTTGGTGACAGCTTTGCCTTCTACCTCACGCATGCGGATGAATTCATAAACGAATTCAATGCGTTCCCGGACGATGTTCGAGCCCTGCAGGTTTGCAATATCTTGGCTGCGATCTTCGAGCAGGCCCGTGTTTGGATCTCTTACAAAGTGCCTGATCTCGCGGTTGGCTGGCCCGTTTGACTTTACGACTGCGCCATCGAACACAGCGTTGCGAGTGTAGGGGATTTGCAGGTCTTTGCAGCGTGCGCGTGCCACGCCCTCTTCGACCTGCCACACGGCGAATGCACAGCGCACGCCATCCACAATAGCTGAGGTGCCGCGAATGAGGTTCCGCGCTTGCTCTGGCGTTGTGATGGGCTCGTTGTCTTTGATCTTGGCCATGTGGTGGTTGACCATGACTGTGGCGCCAGTTTCTGTTGCGATCTGCGCCAGTAGGCCCATGAATGCTGCCCCGGCTGCGGGGTCTGCGTTTACGTCAGCGTGAACAAAAGAGGCCAGCGGGTCCACGATGATGAGAGCGAGGTCATCCATCTCTAGGATTTGTTCGTATAGACGATCAAAGTCGGGCGAAACCATGTAGGTATTGTCGGCTTTCATCATGATTGGGAACACGCCGCCTTCGTTGGGCAGCGGTATCACGAACAATTCGTGGAGATAATCATCGCGTTCCCGCAGTGGATCTAGGCGTTCAATACGGCGATGGAGTTCACCGCGATCATCCTCGGCTGAGAGAATGATTGCGCTGCCGTGATGCGCTACCAGCCCGCCGAATGAGTTCTGCATGCCTTTGCCTGATGCAACCTTCATGGCGAGGTCTAGGGTCATCATGCCCTTGCCGCTGTCCCCAGCCGCTGCGAACACCACTGGCACGCCCAGCGGTATGGTATCACCGATCAGAAACTTCTGGACTGGTGCGGGCCCGGCAAACTGGTTCTTTGCCAGCAGGCTCCCATCTTTGAGCGAGATGGTCTTTTTGACTTTGTTATTGGGCGCGCTGAGGAATCGACCAATGTCGAAACCTTCTTCGATAGCGTCGGCTGCGTCCCACTTCTTTGGCTTGCCCTGCGGTGGCGTCAGCATTGTGACGGATTTGGCCCCAGCGTTGACCGCCAGTTCTTGCACAAGCCTTGCCAGCTTCATGCCCGCTTGATCGTTGTCGGGCCATATGACGAGTTCTTTACCGTGAAGCGGCGAGAAGTCGAATTTGTGTTTTGTATTTGCCGAAAGCATTCCGGCCCCGCCAATGGTGCAGGTGGCGGTATATCCGAGTTTGGTCAGTGCATCCGCGCATTTTTCCCCTTCGACCCAAATGATTCGGTCTGATCTAGCAATGTCTGGAAGATTGTAGAGGGGGCGCGATTCTGGCAGGCGTGGGAATTGGCGAAACTCTTTTTTCGCGTTGCCCTCGGCATCCAGAACAATTTCACCTGTTTCGTCCCTTTCGATGTAGCGACGGACCGCAACGAGAATTTCGCCATCCTCTGACAGATACAGATATTCTCCATCATGAGGCGTGTTCGCGTCAATAATTCTCTTTGGCTTTGGCTGCTCAATCTGAGTTTGTTGTGCAGATTCAATAGCTTGCTGCGCCAAGTTAATGTTAATCGGATTCATGGGCGGCGCTGGCCTGTCGGCTGCGATGTATGTTTCAAAATGCTCCGCCACTTGTTTGATGTTCCAGCCGTATGCTGCCATCAGGATTTTGGTAATGCCGCCGATGCCTTCATGCGTATTGAAATCTTTGCCGCGCATGAAGTTTGGGCTCATGGGGTCAATGTCGATCTTGAGCGACTGGCCAGCTTCTCCTGCCAGTGAGCCGATGTAGAATTCATTCCGAACAACTCTACCGTTTGGGTAGGCTCGTTTTAGCTCATCGATCTGCACATGGCGTGGAACTTTGTTGGTTATGTCTGCAACAACATCTTGGTTGCGATAACCATATCTTGTGTTGTCATACACTTTGAACGTCATTATATTGTCCCTATCACTACTCTCTCAGAAAGATCGGCGTCAAATCACCCCCCGCAGCGCCGATCTTTCTAATCTCCCTTCCAGCACAATTCGCGGTATTCGCAGAACTTGCAGAGAAAAAAGTCTCTATTTTGTGCTATGCGGGGTAGGATGTCACCCGCTTTAGAGGCAGTCAATATATTTACGGCCTTATCGCTGGATGCTTGTGCCAGCCCCGCGTCGAATGGCACCAACTCGTAGTAAATCTCGCTGGTGTTTTTATTCACAACGGTAAACAGAGCGGGGTTGTCAGTTAACTCCATGTATGCTTGGTATAGAGCGATCTGCGTGGCGTATGTCGGGTTTGCCTTGGCCACCCCATGGCGAACAAAAGAATTGAACTTCTTATCATTGGCTGACTTGTTTTCCCACAGACACGGATAGCCCATAGCGACGGGGCCATCGCAGATCACACCGTCTATGTGGCCACGAATCTCGTCATTGGCGATAGAGAAGCCGAACTGCTTGCCCATGCTATCCTCGGTGCGCAGATCGAACCCGGCGTCACGTAGCCACTTGGCGGCGTAATCTTCAATTGCGTGGCCGAACTCAAAGATGCGCAGCGTTTGCGCGCTGAACTCTGAGCCTTCATCTTGTGGGTAATTCAGGTATCGATACTGAATTTTGCGGGCGCACTCATCACCAATGCTAGAGGCCCCAAGGTATTTGCGGCGCTCCCGTTTGGCGTTCTGCTCCACGATGCCTTTGTCTACAGCCTCAGCGATCAAGCTTACTGTTGGATCTTCCTGCCTAGAATGGGATGCTAGTAGGAGGCCAAGTGCCTGTTGACTGATAGTATTTTTCTTCGAGTTTTGCACAGCTCACCTCATCTGTCAGTTTTCTCGCCTCTTGCAGGGCGAATATTAGGATGTGAACCTGATCCTCTGTCAGGTCACAAAAGCGCGTCTCCCATCCGAAATTGCCTAGTATGAAGGCCAATTCTTCAATGGCTGGCTTGGCTATCAGATCATCCATAGTCCCTCTCAGTGCATGGTTTCTTCATCGGTATCCAAGATTAGATCCATGAGCCGATACATCTCGTCCTTGTCTTTGTTCTTGTTCATGAACTGCAGCGACAGGGTTGTTGTATCTAGATCGATGATTGCGGACCCGAACAAAACTTCTGATTCGTCGGACTCGTGGTCGTGGATCATCTCCCGGATTATGTCGTTTGCCTTCTGGTGGATTTCTTCGATGTCTGAAGTGTCGCTACAGAAGCAAATGATATCGTGCTCAACAGTGCTTACTTCCTGATCTTCCATGAGAGCCATGAGAAGATTCATTTCAAACCGTGCCATCAATGCGTGACTCCTCTTGCCTGTATCGCAAGCTTACAGCCAAATCTGCCAAAAGGTGTGGTAAATCTTTCTGTGGGATGGTGGCAGTCTTTTCGCTGCCTACCCACACTTCAAGGCCATGCTCTGTGATCTGCCATGCTGGCCTCATAGGTAACGCTCCACGAAGTTATCGATGTTGCGCTTGTTCCACAGGTAGCCCAGCATGCAGGACGCTTTGTATTTGGTCCACGAGAAGTCCATGAAGTTGACGTGAATGCCCTGAGCGGCCAGAAGGCTGCGCTGCTTTTCACTCATCTTCTGGTCCAGCCACCGCTTGGTTTTCTTTGCGGAGTTGCCATCTTCGATCTCGCGCAGGAAGTCATCTGCCGCTGCCGTTGCTTGCGCCTTGCCGCCCACTGACAGGATTTTGACACGGCTGCCTTTGTCGTTGCTCTTGCCGAATGCCACGGACACTTTGTCAGTGTTGGCCACGCCAACAAAGCCAGAGAAGCCCAGCGCCATCATGAGGGCGCCATTGCCGAACAAATCGATCCAGCGGAACGGCGACATAGCCATCAAGTCATATTCTGTGAGCGTGAATTCTTCCAGAGCTTCCTTCTCTTGACCACGGAATGCATATCCACAGAAGGGGCACTCACGAATGTTGACAGCCAGCTCAGAGCCACAGTCCGGGCATTCTTTTGTGGGCGCCTCAAACTCTTCTTCGCGCTTAGGCTTACCGTCTAGGTTCACGTCCTCATCGATTGAGCCGTGCGTCAGGACGCTTGTGCCAAAGTCCATAACGATGCAGTCGGTCTTTACGACGCCGGGAAACTCTTCTGGGTTTACGGTGCGCAGGCCACGGCCAATCATCTGCACCATGGTTCCCTTCTGCGAACATGGCCGTGTGAGCACCACACAGGACACAGGAGGGGCATCAAAGCCTTCTGTGAGCACTGCCACGTTGACGACCACTTGCACGTCTCCATGAGCCAAATCATGCAGTATCTGAGCACGCTCGTCTTTTGGGGTGTCTCCGGTCACGACCTCGGAATGAATGTCGTGCTCTAGGAACACCTCGTTCAGTGCCTCTGCGTGATTAATGGTGCTGCAGAACACAACGGTTTTGCGGTCCCCAGCTTTTTCTTTCCACTCTTTGACTACGCTCTGATTGATCACTTGGCGGTTCATGATTGCCTCGACCTCTTCCATGTCGAAGTCGTTGCCACGCCGTGATACGTTTTCCAGCTCACCGGAAACGCCCAAGTCGATCACATATGTCTTTGGCTTCACGAGGAAGCCTTCGCGGATTAAAGTCGTGATTTCAATCTGGTGCGCGCAGTTGGTGAATACGTCGCGCAGACCTTTGCCATCGCCACGGTTTGGCGTGGCTGTGAAGCCCACAATCTCCGCGCTTGGATTGTCATCACGGACTGCATTGATCACCTTGCGGTATGTATCAGCGGCTGCGTGGTGGCTTTCGTCTACCACCACCATGTCGAACTTGGGGCGCTGCTCTAGGTTTCTATCGCGCGAGATTGTCTGCACCATAGAGAACACGGCATTGCCATCCCAATGCTTGACGGTGCCGTTTACAATGCTGGTTGTGATGTAGGGGTTTACACGCTCGAACTTGGCTTTGTTCTGCTCCACCAATTCGTCTCGGTGCTGGATCACCAGAACCTTCTTGCCATCCTTGTAGCGTTTGCCAATGAGGGCTGAGAGCATGATTGTTTTGCCAGCCCCTGTGGGGGCGACAACGATGGTGTTACCGTGCTTATCAAGCGCCTTACAGGCGTCAGCAACGGCCACCTCTTGGT